GAAGGTTCCGCCTTCACGGCAGGCTCAGGTCAACATTGGCCAGAAGGGCCGCCGCTTTGTCACCTTTTCCGCTGACCTCGACAAGGATCTGTTCGAGCTTGGCGCTAAGCTGAAGAAGGCTGCAAAAACGCTGAGCAAGTCTGACCGTGAATCAGCCGACGCTCGTCTCGTTCGGTTCATGGCCGTCACTGGCCTGCCACGCGCAGAGATGATCGATGTCGCAAAGAACTATCGAGATGCTGTCGTCAAGGCAGCGGGTGCTGTTCAGGAGGACGGCACCTACGAAGCCCCGGCAACCAACATAGGAGAGCGTCGTGCCGTTGAAGAAAGGAAAGTCGAAGAGCGTCGTGAGCCGCAACGTGAGCGAGCTGATGAACAAGTACGAGAAGTCCGGCAAGATCGGGAGCAGCCGCCCGTCGAGCAAGCCGAAGGCGCAGAAGCAGGCGGTCGCGATCGCGCTGCAGAAGGCAGGCCGCAGCCGGAAGAAGTAGCCGACGAGGAAGTCATCAGAGATCTGCCGCAGTTCTCGCGCAAGCGTCCTGCGGTAGACCCTGACTTCGCCGACAGTGTTGCTGAAGATGTTGGCCTCAACGCAGAACTTTCTGAGGCCACGTCTCTCAAGTACCAGACCGGCAAGTCCGGCGAGGATCAGTTCAACACACCAGTTGTTGGCGGACTGACCAACACTGTTCTTGAGATTGAGCGTGCCCGTCGAGAAGGCACTCTTGGACAGCTCGACCTCGACAGCGAGAGCGATCGCAATACTGTTGCGAAGATGCTTGCCGCTGAAGTTGTTGCGGCTGTTCGTGCCGGCGGTGGCGCTAAGGAGTGGTATGACAAGACCATCCGTCGCACTCTCGCTATGGCATCGCTCAAGTTTCCTGAGCTTTCCACAGACAAGGAAGCGCAGACCGCATTCCGTCTGTCTGTTGCCATCACTTCGCAAGGCCTGAACGTAGAGGACAACCTCAAGTTCGCCATGCAGGTGTACGGTGAGTACAGAAAGAACGGCACCTTCCCGCTCAAGGGGCAGGGCAAGAACGGCGGCGCGATGGTGAGCAACTTCCAGCTTGCCAATACGCTCATGGAAAAGATGGGCATGGAGCGATTCTCTCGCTTCCTTGAGACTGACTTCGTTGCGTCTGAGTTGAATGCAGTCGGCTTCAACATCGACGAACTTGCTGACGAGAAGATCCTTGGCTCGTCTGTGTTCGGCCCGAAGATCGGCTTCGGCTTCTACTCGAATCTCTCTGGCAACTTCGAGCCTGTCACGATCGACATGTGGTTCATGCGAACCATTGGCCGCTTGATAGGAAAGCTTCGCGCTTTCGACGCCAAGCTGTTTGCCTCGCAGCGAGACAAGTTCCGTGCAGCGTTTGCTGTTGAAGGCCTCAACGGAATTTTCATCAACTCCCGCAACATGGCTGGCAGCCGGCTGTTCAGCGCAGACCTTGTGCAGAACGCGGCAACAGACGATGACGCAGCTGTTACTTTGGCTCGACTTGTTACCCGTGCGCATGAGCGTGACTTCAAGGTCAATCGCAAGGCCTACGACAACAAGACTCGCGTCAAGTCATCGCTAGTCAATAACGCGGCCAACATGCTAAAGTCCCTCGACAAGCCGAAGGATGCACCTTCGAGCGGGTCTGAGAGGCGCAACCTACGTGACATTGTTCGTCAGACAGTATCCCTTGTTGAGGGTGTTGTCGGCGAGCGTATCCCGCCGGCTTCTATGCAGGCTCTTGTCTGGTATCCAGAGCAGGAGTTGTACAAGTCGTTTGGCGTGAAGCTTCGTGTAACGAGCCAAGACTATGCCGGTGCAATCCGTAAAATCCTTGAGAAGGAGGGATACAGTGGAAGAGAACTCAGCGCAGCAGCCGAATCTGGATCAAGAGGCGCACAACGAGTGGCTGGCCAGCCTCTCGAAGCCGAAGATGCTGGAGTTGTCGGACAAGTTGAACAGCCTGATGTTGCAGAAAGAGCAGGCCGCCAGCTCACCGCAAGAGAGCGTGAGCGACTCCTCGTCTCCGAAGTCGTTAAGCGGTATCGACAGAGCAGTGCAGCGGCACAAGGGTCTTACAAGAGCCGAAGCGCAGGAGATGGCCGACGCATTCGGGTTCTGAGTAATGACGCCAAGGCTGAATACAAGCCGGTCATTACTTTCAAGAACTCACTTGGGGCCGTAGGCAAGCCGGCTCCTACCATGTACGAGCTGGATGGCGGAGCGCCCTTGTTCCGTCAGGCCATCCAAGACTCGAAGAACAACAGCAAGTTCGGCGCTGCGGTCTACGTCTACGACGAGGCCGACTACGCCAACATGCGCCTGTTCATCTCTGAGGACGGCAAGTCAGGCTTTGCTCTCAAGGGCAATGACATTGTCTCTGTGTTCAGCGGACAGAAGGGATCTGCCAACGCCATGCTGCAGCTTGCTGTGGATCAGGGCGGACAGCGTCTTGATGCCTTCGACACTGTTCTTCCTGAGCTGTATGCAGACAACGGCTTCAAGGTTGTTGCTCGCGTTAAATGGAATGACGAGTACAGCCCTGAAGGCTGGGACAAGGCGACGTTCGCCAAGTACAACAACGGCGAGCCTGATGTCGTGTTCATGGTCTATGACCCGGCCAACGCTTCTGAGCTTGGCGGCAAGACCATTGAGAACTACGACGATGGCGTAGTCGCGCAGGAAGAGGCGATCGGCAAAAAGCCTATCCAGTTCTCCCGCATGCGCAGCGAGACCAATGCTGACGGCAAGCAGATTGCCAGCACGCCTGAGTTCATCCAGAACTTCTGGAACTGGTTCGGCGACAGCAAGATCGTAGACCGCCGTGGCCGACCAAAGGTCATGTACCACGGCACGATTCCGCCTGTTGTCGGCGCTGAGGAGTTCATCGATCAGGGCATCAGCGTGTTCCGTCGTGGTACGGGTGGCGCGATCTTCGTGTCGCCTGACGAGCGAGTTGCGAACACGTACGCTGGGCCGGGTGGATCTGTGTATCCGCTGTATGTCCGCGCTGAGATCCCGTTCGACTTCGAGAATCCGGATCACGTTAAGCGGGTGATGGATATCTGGGAGAGCAACAACGTCGGCATCCGCGAGACTCGTGAGCAGGCCATTGCCAAAGGCAAGTGGCAGATGATCGAGAACGTCGAGATCCAAGACGCCATCAAGCTTGCCGGCTTCGACAGCTACTACGTGAAGGAGACTGGGGCCAAGAACCTTGCCCTGTACGACCCATCACAGTTGAAGTCAGCTGTTGGGAATGTTGGCGAGTTCTCGCCTGACAGTCCTGAGATCCAGTTCTCGAAGGTGCGTCAGGGCCGCAAGTACTGGCTGCCTGAGTTCGGTCGACTGCAGCGTTTGCTGCGTGGCGTGCAAAACGAAGTGCTTGCCACTTCCCGTGCGCAGAAGGCCGTTGCTGCTCAGGGCGGCGTGCTGACTGAGTCGACAGAGATTGAGTCGGCAATGCACCGCATGTATGGCCGCGCCGGAAACCGCCTCGATCGCTTCCGCAAGGACGTAGTCGAGCCGATCCTCAAGCGTGCAGTAGAAAACAACGTCGACCTTGCTGATGTCGAGCTGTACTTGTACGCCAACCATGCCAAGGAAGCCAACCGTCGCATAGCTTCGATCAATCCGCAGATGCCGGATGGCGGCTCAGGCATGACGAATGCTGAGGCAGACCAAGTTATGACCGCTCTTCGGCAGGACATGGCTCAGTTCGTGCGCATCAAGTCCATCGCGGATGAGATCCAGAACATTACCAAGATGACTCAGACTGCGCTGGTCAATGGCGACATTGCCAGCCCAGCAGATGTTGCTGCTTGGAATGCCACGTACAACTACTACGTCCCGCTCAAGACACTTGAGCAGGCCGACGATCTTGGCCGTGTCACTGGCAACGGTCGGTTCGATCTTGCCAATGCATTCTCGAAGCGCCGTCTTGGCAGAAAGAGCAAGGCGGGTGCAATCGTCGAGAACATCTTGGCCGACTACGAGGAAGCTGTTGTCGCTGTTGAGCGTAACAACGTCCGCAAAGCTTGGCTGCAATTCATCCTCGCAAACAAGGACAGCGAACTGTGGCAGGTGAACAAGCCTGTCATGCAGCGCGGGTTCTACAAGAACCCTGTCGAGGAAGTGCGATACCGCCTGACTATCCAGAAGGATGCGGAGACCCTCCCAGTCCGTGTGGGCGGCGAGGTGTATCACATGGTCATCAAAGACCCTGAGATCCTCGAAGAACTGCAGATGACGAGTGTCCTGTCGCAGTTCCCGGATACGATCAAGTCAATCCTTGGCGGCATGAATACGTTTGGCCGCACGCTATCCAAGCTGTGGACTGTGCTGTCGCCGCCGTTCGTGCTGATCAACGCATCTCGCGACATTCAGACATCGCTGATCAACACCGGCATCGACCAAGGGCTGTGGAGTTCCGCGAAGCTGTTGGCAACACTGCCGAAGGCTGCTTACACAGTGTGGCGTGCTGAGCGTAACAACGCTTGGACTGGCGACCTGAAACAGTACTACGACATGTATCGTGCTGATGGCGGCAAGACTGGTGCGCTTGATCTGAGGCAGATCGAAGACCGCCACAGTGATCTGATGTCCATGTATCGCAACGCACAGGCGTCGATAGGTAAGCCACTGACGTACCACCGCCTGACCATGCGGTATCTGAAGGGCGTAGAAAACTTCATGATGGACATCAACGGTGCCATCGAAGGCGCTGCTCGTGTTGCCGCATACAAGGTCGCAATGGAGAACGGTAAGTCGCGCATCCAAGCGACTAACATTGCGAAGGAAATCACGGTCAACTTCAACCGTCGCGGCAAGTGGACTCCGGTGCTGAGCGGAATGTACCTGTTCTTCAACCCTGCAGTTCAGGGTGCAAAGCGCACGGTGAGCGCTGTGTTCAGCAAGCGTGGCGCTGCTGTCGCAACTGGGCTTGCCACCCTTGGCTACTTCGTCGCAGAGATGGCAGCCTCCGCTGTCGGTGACGATGAGGAGCCGTACTGGGATAAGCCATCAATGCGCCAGACTAAGCTGAAGAACCTTGTGTTCTTCGGGCCGAATGGCGAGACCTACAACGTCCCGCTGCCGTATGGCTTTGGCTTCTTCGTGAACCTTGGCTATGCGCTTCGTGACCTGAAGAATGGCGCAGACCCAATGAAGGTCGGTGCGTTTATGCGAGATTCCGCATCGCTTCATTTCTCGCCGCTTGGCTCGATGGACAACATGGCGACCTTCCTGTCTCCGACGCTCATCGATCCGGCGATGGTTCTCATCACTGGCGAGAAGGAGACTGGCCTGCCGCTTATGCCGGAAGACTTCACTGGAGTCACCCCGGACAGCGAGCGGTACTGGAACAACACTCGCGATACGATGTTCCAGAACGTAACTGCTGCTCTGTATGAGATGACCGGCGGTGGCGCTGGCGGAAAGATGGCTATCGACGTGTCGCCTGAGTCTGTCGAGTACATCACGTCGTTCCTGACAGGCGGTGCTGGTACGTTTGTGAAGGATGTCATCAAGACATTCGATGCGATGGCCAACACCGGCACTGCGTCGGCCACTGAGCAGAACCTGATCCCGATCTTGAAGGCCGTTCACAGGCAGCCCGACGGTCGGTATGACTCCAGCGCGTTCTACGAGAATGCCAAGGAGGCAAAGGAAGCCGCTCGTGACTTCAATGCGATCATGGAGTCAGAGACCGAAGTGTCCGAAGAGAAGCTTGCCTACGCCGACTCTGTTTCTGGCATGGCCGCACTATCGCGGTTTGCAGACAAGCAGAAGCGAGCCATCTCAAACCTGCGCCAGCAGGACTTGGACATCCAGCAAGATGAAACTTTAACTAGGGAAGAGAAATATGGACTTCGTAAAGAAATTGCTGAGCAGATTCGTCAAACCCAAGTTGAGTTCAACGTCGCCTTCTACGCTGAGCGTCGAGCCATCGCCGAAGCCGAAAAAGCCGAAGGTGAAGCTGAAGAATAAGCGCAAGTAATCAGAGGTAGTCGCGCCCTCCCCTCCGGCACCGCCAGTTGGGGGGAGGGACTTCCCTCCAGATCTGCCGGCGGATCTCATCCGACTTCTTTTTCATCTTCACAAAACCACATGCAACAACTGTGAATGTTATTGCGAAGACTACAAACATCACCACTTGTTCCATCTGATTTCCATCTCCTGTATGACGGTTTCAAGGAACTCCACTTTCTTCTGAAGCTCCTCAATGACACGGGCCTGCTCTTCAATCGTTCTGCTAAGCTCCTCTCGCTTAGCATCAGACAGGGCACCGAAGTTTAGTTCGTCGGTCATCTGAATAAAAAGTTAAACAGCAGAACAGCTGTTGTTGCAACGCCGACAACGTAGAAGAACACCGTTGAAAGCAGGAACACCGCAATGCCTGTGGCTATCCTTCTTTGTTCCCTGTAAACCCGATCCGGGTCACGGGACTGATCGCCATTCCTCTTCATGCTGCCTCCTCTGCAGTCAATGATGCCACCCCCTCCCATTTCTCGCGCACCCAATATCCGCTTGCGTTTACAACCATACCGCGAGCATCCATCTCTTCAACGGTAAGGCACCTGCGGGGGATCTTCTTGCGCACTCCATCTACCACCACATTCCCGATTCGATGTTCATCGAAAGCGCCGACACTGTTGAAGTAGTGTCCGCACCCGCTGCATCTGCACCGGCTCATCCCAACTGTTAGTTTCTCAATCATCCCAGTGAACCCTCCCGCCAAACCTGCGAGCGTCTGACTCTATACGCCTGCGGACATCGTCAATACTGTAGTACCCAGTCCACAGCCACCACCAAAACCTACTGACCTTCTGTGTAAAAGTCGAAAGATAAGTCACGGCTTTCCTCCTCGAAGTCGACGCGCTTTTCCAGCGCACGTCTGGAAAACAATTTGCCGGTCAGGCTCTTCCTGCCGGAGCGGCTCATGCATCGCATGCGAATTTTCTCCGCATCGAGATCCAGCATGTCGCAGATCCAGCGCAGCGAACCAGCCTCTTGGGAGTCGCTGTTTATCCAACGCGCCGCCTGCGCACGCACGACCCTGTCTCCTCGAAGGTCAATATCGCAGATGGCTTGGCTGATAACACTAGCCCACAGCTGTCTTATGCCTTGATCATTCACCGATCTTCTCCAGCGCATCTGCTGCGCGGTTGCAGTACCAAGCGGCCTTGCGAATGCTCTGCGAAAACTTGCCCTTCGTCGGCCTACTCACGTACTTCAGAACGTTTCCTACGCAGTGCGCGACTATGCCCGGTACTTTCTTAAAGTAGTCCTGAGCAAGTACCGCTTCTATGTAGTCGATGGTCTCGATGCCACCGGGCATCTGGTAATGCGGTGGCTTGTTAACCATGTCGGGGGGCGAGGCATGACTCTCGATCTTGGTTTGAAATCCGCCCTCCTGCTTCAGCCTATCCATGATGCTTCGGATTTCATCCTCGTTCCTACCAAGTTCATAAGACATACCCCGCCCCCTTACTTATCGAGCCTGCTTGATGCCGGCCTTCTCTGCCTTTTCAGAGATTTCCCCTGCAGCAAGCAGTCCGGCGTGAAGAATCTTGTAGGCCTCAACCATTGCGACCAGCAAAACGCGAGACACCTGAGTTTCTGGGGAGAGATCTTCCTCCCGACGAACCTCTGCCTTCTTCTTCGCGCTCTTCGTCTTCTTTGTTTTTGACCGGGACATCATCGTTAACAATCTCCGTTGTTTGAAAACTAGTCATGCAGTTCATGCAGCGGCGTTTGCGAATCGTCATTGGGTGACCGCTGCCGCTGTAACTGATCCTCGTATCGAAGATCAACGTCTTCGAGTTGCAAGATGGACAGCGCATCAGTTACCTCAGAATGGAACGCTTTGCCAGACTGGGCACCCGTGAGAGACGCTGCAGTAATTGGCACAGCGCTTGTACTCACCGCGGCGGCGAACCACTGAGTGCCCATTGCCTGCAGAATCTGCCGCAGAGTTCGCCTCCATCTCGCTGCTGAACAGCTTAACGGCTGACTTCCTGCCCTCCTTCATCAGCGCCCACACGTCACTCGTCTTCCACCGCTCCTCGTCGGTGCAAGGCTCAGGACGCGCAGCCTGATGCAGCCTAACCCGCTCGTTCAGGAAGTTGTCCTGCTCTTCCGCCGTCCACAGAGGGACAGGGATCACAGCAACCTGAGACTCCGGGTAGTCATCACCGGCAAGCGTCTTGCTCTGCACCCAGTCGCGGAAGATGGCAATGATCTGAATGCGGTTGACGTTGAACCTGACATCGCCGGTCTCCGCCATCTGTCGACGGCACAGCGCGGCCAGTAGATTCAACTGTTGTTCCCACTCAGGCTTGCCCTTGCGCGACCACACTGACGTGACCTTGAAGTCCATCAGTGTGCCGGCTTCGAGGACGTCCATCTGTCCGCTGACAGACCAGCCCTCAACAGTTGTGAACAGTCGAGTCTCGACAACTGCGTCTGTAGTTCCCTCCGGGTAGGCTCGCTCAAGCACCGTGTGTACGGACTGCCCAAGCAGAGACCAGATCCGATCGGCGACATCCTCCTGCGGCTCGACAGTCTCCCGCAGTTTCCGTTGGAACGGCGGAGAGATCAGCTGAGTGACGCTGATGTCAGACTTGCCGCGGCTGTACCCATCGTTGGTGACAGCAGCGACAATCGAGCGCGGAAGGTTCAGTTTGTTTGTGAGCATTGGCCTTCCCTCACGAATGAAGATGCAACCAAGACACGTTGCGTACTGCCCGAAGAGATCCGCTTGCGTCTCCCGCTGTCAACGATCAGCCCCTTCTTGATCAAAGGGGCGAACCGTGGGGTGATGCTGTTGCTCTTGATGTCCGGCATCAACTGCACGACATCGTCTGCCGCACAGCCTGCCGAACCAAACGAACGGATCTTCTCGTAGACCATCTCCTCAAGACGGGCAGTACTGATCTTGGCGGCAGCGACATGGCTGGTGTCCGGATCTGACGATCTGGCCAGACCACGGCTGCCGAACAAGTCATTCGTCCTGAAGTCGAACAAGTCTTTCATGGCTTCCATAAACTTAGAAAGGGATGTCATCGTTCAACTCTTCAACGCCACCGTTTGAGAGTTCAACGCGATCCTTTGTTGCGACGGCCCGTGAGTATTCAGGCGACTTCTGGATGGCTTCCTGCAGACCCTTGGAGAGGGACGAGAAGGCAGCCGCATCGAAGTTGTCGAGAGAGAAGATCATGCTCTCGTTGACCTGCGGACTTGCCTTCATGCCCGGAAGCAGCGGCATGATCGATGCGATGTTCGCGTAGACCTTGCCGTTGTTGTTGGCGTGAACGATGTTGACCACGCAGGGCGCACCGATGATGTTCTTCATATCGAACCGCGCCTCTTCCTCCTTGGTGAACTGACGACCGCGCCAACTCTCAAGGACAGAGCGAAGCTTGCTCTTCTCACCAATGCTTGCAGTGAACCGCTCGCTGACAGAGAACGGCTTGCCGGCCAACTTGCCGTCAGGGATCACAGCATCCGGCAGTTCCCAACTGATGAGAACCTTGCGCTGCTTCTTCTCGCTGCCCTTCCAGACAGAAGTCTGGGTGCCAAGGTCAATGATCCGGTAGCACCGGGCCACATGCGAACCAGCCGGCGGGGGAGCAAAGTCACTACCACCGCCACTGTTGTTTGCTGAAACGATAAAACTCATCTTCGCCTCCTTCTCGTGAAAAAACCTTTCGGCCATCGAGACCTGCTCGTGATAGGCCTGCGATCCGTCGTCTAGTTGGTCATCCATTGGGTGCCTCCCTAGTGACTAGACGTGAGTGTACCCCCTGCCATTTGAACGTGTCAACACCCCCGTGTACACTGCAGTCTGGACTCAAATGGAGGCTTTATGACGCTGATCGAATACATCAAGGGATTGAACCTGCGCGAGCGCGAGGATCTGGGCCGGCTGGGCGGAACGACCGGGGCGTACATCACGTCCATGATCTACCGCAACGCATCCACGACCTCCTTGGCCGTAGCCGTGGCTATGGACAAGCACAGCGGGGGCAAGCTGGACTTCCGAACGCTGATGAACCGGGCTGAGGACGTGGACTGGGACTACATCAAGTCTGCCCTGAACAGCCGCAACAAAATCATGTTTGTGACTGAGACGGTCGAGGCAAAAGAAAGCTTGACGGCTGCCTGACCTGCTAGTAAAAAGGCAACCCCCGCGCATCGTCGGTGACAACGACAGGGTGCGCGGGGTTATACCGGTACTGTGGGATAGCTTGAAACACCGGGCGGGGCGGCGAGGCTAGCACCCCAGAGCGACAAGGCTGGCGGGTCATGCGACCGACGGGTCAGCGTGTGAAGGCAGATCTAGGATGGGCTAGGTCTGCTCACTCAGGGTCAGATCACGAGGCCTCAGTAGTATCCTTCTGGCCTCATACTCAAAAAGAATTCAAACAGAGTATTGACACCTGTTGAACCTTCCGTGTAACTTCTCGATCGAGGAGGACGCATGGAACTCAATCACTTCCCGATCAAGATTTCGGTCAACCGCGATGCGCGGGTGGCTTGTGTCACGCAGATCGTCCCGAACGGGGAACCGCAGAAGCTTTTCATCCACGCCGATCAGGCTCTGGATATCGCTGACTTCCTGAGCAAGGAGTTCAAGCGCAGGGGCAAAGGCGTACCTGAAGGGGCGGACGCAGACTTTGAGCGGTTCTGGTCTGCCTACCCTGTCAAGACATCCAAGGCTGGTGCGCTGTCCTCTTGGAAGCGCAGCCATGCCAATAAGCACGTTGAAAAGATCCTCGCCCATGTCGAAGCGATGAAGGCCAGCGACCAGTGGAAGCGCGGATTCATTCCGCATGCGACCACGTACCTGAACCAGCGTCGGTACGAGGACGAGCAGAAGCAGGCTGAGAACCCTTGGGACAATGCAATATGAAATTCCAAAAGGTCGCGCTCACGTACGATCAGTACAAGATCCTGCTTGACCGCAAGCAAAAGGCGAATGGCCGAAGCGTGAAGTACCGCGACTTGATCAAGCAGTGGGGTGTTCCGCACTACCACCTATCAACCGCCGTGTACCGCGGCATCAAGCAATACGACTACAGGATTTGGAAGGAGGAGCAACCGAAATGAAACTCTACGACGTACCGCGAAACAGCCGGATCTCTTTGGTCACAGGCAAGGAACTAAACTTCAAGCGCATCGACGGCATGTATTCGTACTGCACCGACGATGAGGGCAACGTTTGGCACATTCCCGCAACGACTGAGGTGTTGTTGCTGCCAAAACAGGAGCAACCGCGATGACCGAATTACAGCTAGGCGACATTGTGCAGATCAATCCGTCGGTGGATGGGTTTGGCGGGTGTCTGGCAGTGGTAAACGAAATAAAGAGCGATGACCGTCTTATGGTGTATGTGCAAAACGCAGGGCAACAGGGCCAAGCGTATATCTACTTGAACAAGGACAAGTATGAACCAACAGGTGGCCGTGCTGTATGGGTGGTGTCATGACCCGCGACGACATCATCCGCATGGCGCAGGAAGCGGGATTTGAAATTGAGAAAACGCTTTACGGGCCTGTCCCTTGTGTCGATGGTCGCGGCATCGACGACCGTCTTGAACGCTTCGCCGCCCTAGTTGCCGAGCGAGAAAGAGAGGCGTGTGCGAGGGTGTGTGAGGCGCGGCACATGGGCGACAACAACCGGGAAGATGCAGAGGCGAGGCGTTGCGCCGCCGCGATTCGGGCGAGGGGTGGGTGAATGAAACTCCCGCAGAACGCAGATCGAATCCTGAGTGTGCGCATGAAGGGCTTGATATACAACGACACGCTTATCGTTTCGTTCTACGACAAGCCGCGCATCTCGTACGACCCGGTGGTGTACGCGAGGCCGGAGGAGACATACGACTGGCGCTTTGCTGCTCGCATGACAACGTGCATCGTTTGCCCGATTGGCATGTCGAGTTTCGAGCGCCATGCAATTGAACTACTCAAGCATGTTGCTAGGCCTCTGCTTTACTATCACCCGGATGCTGAGCAGGGCGGCTCGCTGTACTACTTCCCGACAGCGGATTCCATCGATGCATGGGTACAGGGGAAGATAGCCAAGACTCAATGGAAGTGGGCCTTGGACAACGAGTACTGGATGGATTTCCAAAACAATCAATTCCAAAAATTCTTATCGGAAGTCGCCTGTGAAACTGATCCCAGATACCATTAACTTCAAAGAGTACCTAGACTACGCTGAAGGCAGCGAGAAGGTAGTCCCTGCTTCAAAGTTCCTTGATGCAGTCATCGACCGGATACACGGCGAGAGCGCGAACAACTCTCCCGTCACGCCGTGGCAGCGCATCGGAGACAACTTTCAGATGCGCCCCGGCGAGGTCACTCTGTGGGCCGGCATCAATGGACACGGCAAGACCTTGGTGACCAGTCAGGTCGCGCTGCATCTTATGGTGCAGAACAAGAAGGTCTGCATCGCGTCATTCGAGATGAAGGCTGAGGCCACGATGGCTCGCATGGTCAAGCAGTCTGCCGCGAACGGCTTGCCGCAGCATGATTACATCCGCCGCTTCCATCTATGGACTGACGACCTGCTGTGGATCTACGACCAGCAAGGCATCGTCGACCCGGACACACTGCGCGGCGTCATGCTGTATGCGAGAAACAAACTTGGCATCGATCACTTCTTCATCGACTCAATGATGAAGGTCGTGCGCGGCGACGATGACTACAACGGCCAGAAGGACTTCGTGAACAGTGTGTGCGCGATCGCTCAGGACACCGGCATGCACGTCCACTTGATCGCCCACGTACGCAAACGTGAAGACGAGTTCAGCATGCCGAACAAGTTCGACGTGAAGGGCAGCGGCTCGATCACTGACTTGGTCGACAACGTCTGCATCGTGTGGCGCAACCGCTCTAAGGAGCGAAAGCTGATGGACAAACAACTGTCGGCTGTTGAGATGGAGGACACGAAGAAGTTGCCTGATTGCGTTTTGCAGTGGGGCAAGCAGCGTCACTTCGAGTGGGAGGGAAAGGCTGCGCTGTGGCTGACTCAGGGGGCGCAGAGTTTCTCTGACCAGCAGGGCGCATCGCCTTATCGGTGGGAGCCGCCTGCTCGTGTCAAACCAATGCCGTCACTGATCGTTGAGGATCTTGGCGATGAAGTATTCGACTGAGCAGGTCGCGGCGCTGAAGGCCGCAAGACAGAACAACCCGGACATCGCTGAGTTTACCGACGCAGTCAGGCATGTATTCCCGTCGGCAAAACTTGCACGACTTGAGTCGGCTGAGATTACAGTCGGCGAGGTGTGGCCTGAAGGCGTATCGGGCGCGGAGTATCGCGCCGGGTTCTACATTGAAGAGCCGAAGGTTAAGAAGGGCAAA